CTCCACTGACGTCAGGTCAGCTTTGTTTTCAGCACGACATTTCAACATTGGCTAGACAGACGAAAATGAACTCGATTAAAATGTCCCCTTAAAGCCGTAAAAGTAGCGATTAACTGGGCTGAAAATCGGTCTTTTCGAATACAACATTTTCATAACATTTCGCGGGTATTGCAGTTCGCATGAAATGATTGCTCAAAGCCGTATTTTTCATTTTCTCGGTGCAGGAATCTGTACTTCAGGCCAGCATTTGCAGTTCGGCAAACATCCGGCGTGTCCGGTCATACCGTCCAGCGTCGGCGGGTTATCCCAGCGCACAAATTTATCTTTCATCTTGCGGTGAGAATCGCGCGTGCCGGCCCCCTCGATACGCCACCAGTAGCCCTCTGAGCCAACCGAAAGGGCTCTGGCCTGCGTTAGCGCGCCGGTAGCTCGTCCAATCTCTGTACGGGCAATCAGTTGAGCCCTGCTGGCGGCCACGTCACCGGAGGCCATGATCATCTCGTAGAGCTCGTCCGGACGTTCACCCGTGATAACCGCCTGCATTGCGCGCTGTTGTATGTCCATCACGCGATCAGCTGCTTCCAGCGGCAGGGACTTCATCAGCTGAATCTGGCGGTAAACGATATCCTGCGCCACCTGCCCGACGGGGGTATTACCCACCACATCGCGCAGGCCAGCGCCGATTTCCTCTGATACCGATTTCCACTGATTCCATTCCTCCTGCTCTACCTGGGCAAACATCCTTCGCCCGACCAGCTCTGCCCAGTCGCTGATTACCTCGGAATAGTCCACCAACGTTTTCGAAATGCTGTCAGCGCTGACCTGTGAACCATCGTAGGTACCATCGACGATCTGCCCTATCTGGTTTGCTATCGCCAACAGGCTTTTTCGATACTGGATCTCCGAACGGCGGCGGAGGGATGGTTTCAGGTTCATCCTCCTCCCACTGGGCCTTCGCATCTTCTATGTCCTCGTCAGTGATAGAACCACCGATGCCAATCACATCAGAAATGTTCCTGAGGTCGTTAAGCGCTGCTGCAGGTGGCATCCCAAGGTCACGAACGGCGGTACCGAGTGCAGTAACCACATTGTTCGCCATCGTTGCGCGGTCCACGTCTGACATCTCCCAGAGCTTGTTAAACTCAAAAGTAAAATCGTCAGGTAGTGGTTCACCGAACAGAGAACGCCAGGAGATATCGAGCAGCCAGCGGATATGTCGGCGTAAGCGTCTCTCCTGCAGCGAGTTAACCCGGCTGTAGTAGTTTTCCAGATCGCCGTCGCCGGTGTTGAAACCTGCAGGTGACTGCCCGAACAGACGAACGAGAGGAATTCCCGTCGCGCCGGAAACCTGCTCAGCAAAGCGCAGAAGGACATCAGCGATACCCGCAAACGTATAGCTGTGGGTTTCGAACTTATCCTTACCATCCATGATGGTCATGCCTTCGATGGTCTGGAACTGACGTATCATGTCCAGGTGCTTCATCAGCGCCTTTTCAAGGTCGCCTCCGGTAGCAAGAATCTTGCGCAGGTCTTCAATGCTGTAGGTCCGCAGATGCGCTTTGTGGATCAGCTGTGTGGTGCCGACGGTCGCAGTATCAAACGCCTCGATACGCTCGAAAATACGCTCCACGACAGACATCCCCCAGCCGTTTTCCGTCTGGGCCTGCTGGAAAGGAAGTGTATCGCCCTCCATGCGGATAACGCGGCTATGGTGGATCTTCCATGGGGGAATCCCCTGCTGGTTAGTGATTACCTTGTAATATTTCGGTTTCCCAAAATCGGGACCGTAATCGGTAACGAGATCGTAATAACTCGGGTTAACCATCCAGCGGTCAAGGCTCATCACGCCCTTAAACTGCCCCTCTTTGATGCGATCCAGTTTCAGCGGGGAGGACATATCCTGCCCTTCAAGCAGGACCACCAGCACCGCGCCACCGTACAATCGTGACCATTTGAGGTTATCGTTAAGCCCATCCCATATAGCGAGCTCATCCCAGAAGGTTTCGAGCTTACCCTTTTGTCCGGGTTTCAGCTTTGAGCTGATGTTAATCCCCTTGCGGGTCATATCATCGGCCATCGCATCCACACCGGCACCAACGAGGAACGATGAACGATACGCAAACTCCAGCATCACCCTGTTACGGCTGATGTACCCGGGCATGTACATTCCGCCCGTCTGTATGTTTCTGGTGTCGCTGCCAAGTTTGGCCGTGAAATTGTTGTACCCGTCAGCTGTCGCAACGGGCTTTTGTGCGCCGTTCTGGCGTTTCTTACGGGACATGTCACGCTCCGGCCAGTTTGGCCCAATTATCAAGAGAGGAATCCATCGGCGCGTAGTTAATCATCACGGCGTCGGCGAGGTTCGGCGATTTTGTACCTTCCGGCTGTTTATCCACGAGGATTTTACCCACGGCGTTTTTCGACCACGTAGGCTGTGAAAGCTCCATCAGCAGGCGGTCAATATTTTCTATCTCGCTGCTTATCGAAATGATTTCGTCGGGATTGTAGTCCATCCCGTTCAGCGCGCGGAAGGTGTTACGAAACAGCTTGCGGAGATGCCACCAGCTCTGTGCTTTCGCGTTCGCGAAGAAGTCTTTATTCAGGCGCGCTGCTTTGCCGTTATCGCCAGGAACGGCTTCATCTTCCGGATCGAATACGCTACCGCTACCACGGAAAGGCGTAGCTGTGATTGTTCCCCGGCCTTCAGCCTGCCTGAGCTCGTTTATCACGCGAGCATCGCCACGTGCACCCGCGCCCAGACCGTCCTCATCGAAACGGAACTCATCCAGACCGTAATCGTCACAGTACCCAAACGATTTAACGACAGAAGCGTAGATGTCACTGCCAATACCAGACCATTCGTGAACGTTCTGCAGAAGGAAGCCATAGCGGCAAGAAAAGCCGTTTTTGTCTTTCCCTTCGTCTGCGATATCCATTGCGCCGAGGCGCTGGCCGCTGGGCTGAATACCCAGTTTGATATGCGCGTCGACGGCAGCCTGCACCCATTCAGAAGGAATGAGAATCCCCTCTGTGGATGCGCTGTAGTTCAGGTCCAGTTCCTGAGCAACGATAATCGGATCATCAATTTTCAGACATTCGTTGCGGTACCACTCATCATCCTTGCGCGGGTCGCTGCGCCAGTGGAACGTAAACACCGGGATATTTCCGCTGTGGCGCTTGCGTGCAAAGGGGTTATTCATGCCGTTAACGGATGAGAGGTCTATACGGCAGCGGGTCGTCTGAGAGAGCGCAGCATCGATGATTAATGGCCGTTTGAGGAATGCCGACTCATCTACGAAATAAAGCGTGGTACGGTCACCACGGCCAATGTTATCGCCTGCCTCACCCTTAATGACCGCGCCCGTTTCCGGAAACTCCACGCGCATGTAAGGCGCGTGCTTTTTGTCATTCCATGAACCGCGAAACTCAACCGGCAGCAACTCGACAAACTTACGCGCTTTCCAGAACAGTGCTTTCGGGTCGCCGGTACTGTCGACATATTCCTCTTTACGGGAACCAAACCCGATCACCATTTCTTTATTGAACAGGCAAAGCGAACAGGCCAGACCGATAGAGGTCCAGCTAAGCCCCATTTCGCGGCTTTTTTCTGTCAGTCCATGCTCAAGATTGGCGCGCCTGTCCATGATCCAGTGAATCCATTCCTCCTGGCGGGGGAACAGCAAAAACGGGATGGTGGCAGGCAGGCCATAATCGAGGTTACGCGGGTCCGTCGTCATGCCCCAGTCGATGATGAACTGGGCCGGGTTAGTGCGGTAAAACTCACGGAGTGCCGGAAGCATTTCAGGCGCTTTCCTGATCCGCTCCAGCCTCTCCATTCTCCACTCAAACACGGCGGTATAGTCCGGTTTGCGGAAGTCAAAGGGGAACGGGATCGGCACAGAAAAATTCCTCAAAAACGCCCCGATTTAACATAATGGTCGTTACCCGCACTGGCGCTGTCAGCACAAAGCGTTATTGTCGTCTCAGCACAATTCACACGCGTCGTGTACGCTAAG